GGGGCAGGAAGAGTTGTTTTCTCAACCGTTGTTTGGTAAGTACGTCCACCGCCAACACACATCATTGCACCTCGTTCTGCTCGTTGTAGACTTGCCACAGGGTTCTAACGAGCGCGCGTTGCCCTGCGTAGAAGAAAATATCCCGCTCCCCCATGGAGAGATCGGGACACTTCTCAGGAACTAGTTCCTCAAGCTTCTTAAGTAAGCTCAAGGGAACAGGCGGAAATTCGCCGTCCTTAAACTCATTCAAGGAAGAAACCTCCTGCGGCTTCCTTATTCTTCCGCTCATTGTGGATGGCGTAGAAGATCACGATGTAGTTGATCACATCCAGCACGGTGTCGAGAACCTTCTCATCGGAAACCTCATACTTGAGGCTTGAATCCGCAAGGGTGTTGAGACGGGAGAGCTTGTCGCTGAGACGGACAAGAACACCAGTCTCGGTCTTGCAGAAACCAAGCTCCTCGCATTTGATGAAGTTCAGGAAGGCGTGGGTCTGGTCCTTGCCTCCGCTGTAGTCGTGGTTCTTCTTGCGAGAAAGTTCACGGGCCTGATCGCACAGGCTTTTGTGGAGTTCCATCAGTTCGTCGCGGGTTGCCATAGTCGTACCTTTCTGCTGTCCCAATCGTACTCGTCCATGCGGAGAATGCGAGCCAGCCTCGCTTGATTCAACGCATATTCGGGGGTGAAGCCGCTGTTGACATACGCATCCTCAACCTCTTGCCAAGTCCCCTGCTTCAGGATCTTGGCAGCAGTCACGGGGCCAACACCTTCAAGGCCGGGGTAGCCGTCTGCCTTGTCTCCAGTAAGAGTCTGAAGCAACCAGTTCCGATCAGCCTCTTCTGGTTTTACGAAAGTAAAGGCGTCGTGATCTGGGTTGTAGATCCAGCCGGGAATGGTCTTGAAGTCTTTGTCGGTGGAGATGATCAAAGAAGTAAGACCACGATGCGAATCACGAGTGTGGCACAGGCCAATCAGATCGTCAGCCTCGATGCCGTTCTCCGTCATGCAGTGGTACTTCTGCTCCAGCATCTCCTTGAGAGTCCTGAACCCAGCGGGCTTGCGGACCTTTTTGCGATGCGCCTTGTACTCGGGGTAGATCTCCTTGCGGTAGTTCCCAGAGCCTGTGAAGTGAATGGTCAGGCTTCCCTTGGTCATGGCCGTGTACTTAGCCATGGTCGCCTCTGCCATCCCCAACGCCTCGTTCAAGTTACAGAACACCACATCGAGATCCTCATCGAACCTCGCACAGTATTCGCAAGCGGAGCAGATCCCGTAGATCAGGATGTCTCCGTCGATGTGGACTCGGTCGAACTTGTCGGGAAGTCTCTCAGTCATTTGCGATGTCCTCTGCGAGTTTCAAGTTGTGCTTTCCGTGGAATCCAAAAGATGTGCGGAGGCTGTGAGACTCATCAATCGGATATTCGCAGGAGAACTCTTTAGCGAGATGCTGGTCAGCAAACTTGAATCCGCGTTTCACGAGTAAATCTCGGTAGAAGACACAGATGGCCATGTCCTCTGGTTGGTTTGGGAACGGAAGAGTCGAGCAGAACTCGCAGAACTTCCTAGTCCTGAGACTGAAGCCTCCATTACCAACCTTGTAGCCCTTCGCAGACCAGTTGAATCGCTCTGGCCACGGTGCGCCGATGTAGTCGTAGTCCATGAACTTCGGGTTCCATCGATCCTTGTTCAAGGCATACCCATCGTCTTGGTAGATGAGGATGTAAGGCTTGTCTGTGTATAAGTGGATCTTGGAGAAAACAAACGCACTGTACTCGGCAAGGCTCATCTCCCCGATGCTTCTAACGGAGACGTTCGAGTATGTGAGTTTCGGTGGAACTGCGGACAGGACAACGACCTCTCCGAATCCAAACTTATCCTTGGCCTTGCTACCGATCAGGCTCAGTTTATCGACGGCGTTTTCCGAGCCTCCTCGTCCATCGATTGCGATGTAGCAAATGTCATTCCTCATCGGATGCTCCAATGTCTCTGGCGATGTCCTTGGCCATCTCAAGAAGGCCAATGACCTCGTGTGGATCTGCGTTCGTCGCGCAGTGGTAATCAGAACTCTTTTTGGTCGTGCGCTTGTACCCGATGAAGAACATCGAGTCGTAGCGTCGTTTGATCTCTGCAATCAGTTCTTCAGTAGGAATGAAGTCGAGTGGCTGTTCCATCAGTGAGTCTCCGCCCAGTTCTTACCGACACGGTATTCGCCATCCAACGGGCATCGGAAGCCGAACGAAGCACCCGCACGGCGGATAGCCTCAACCATGATCTTACCAACAGTGTCAGCATGGAGCGGATCACACATCAGTTGGTATTCATCGTGAACCGCAGCAACTTGTTGCACATCAAGGTTGTTCTTCTTGAACTCATCGTGAGCAATGATGCAAGCTTCCTTCATGATCACAGCACCCGCGCTTTGAAGCAGAGTGTTCAGTGCTGCGTGTGAGCTGCGGATCGGAAGCACTCGACCATCAATGCCCTTGAGTTGTCCTTTGGTTCCAACGATGCGCTCAACATCATCCTTGAGTTTCTGAAACGCAGGTACAGCCGTGTAGAAGTTCGCACGGCTCTTCTTACCCTTCTTCACATCACCGCCAAGAACCAGTCCAAGCTTGGTGTCTGCTGCGCCGTAGATCAGGGCGTAGATTCCTCCCTTGGCTTGGTTTCGTGCAGCCTTGTGGCTTGGGTTTGCTTTGTCTTGCTGCTGCTGAGGAGCCAAACCAAATGCCTTCGCATTCTCCCAGTGAATGTCACAGGAGATGACCTTCTTGGCGTACTCACCTTTGTCGTACCGCCCGAGGAAATGCGCGAGACAACGAAGCTCAAGACCAGAAGCGTCAGCACCTACGAGAACCTTTCCGTCAGAAGGAATGAACAGAGACCTGTAGGCCGGATCGGTGGGAACCTGAGCCATGTTGGGAACGCTGTGAGTACAACGGCCAGTCACTGCTCCGTTGGTGTTCACGCGACCATGAAGCTTGCCGTTGATGTGGAGCTTCAGCCAAGCGTTCTCACCGTCTGCAAGTTGCCCAAGACGCTTGACGCAGGTCAGGTACTTGGCGAGAAGCTTCGCCTCTGGGTAATCCAGAGAGTCAAGCACAGCCTCGTCAACACGCGCACGACCATCAGGAGTCATCTCCGTTGGTTGCCATCCATACTTCTCGATGAGACGCTCTGCGATCTGTGTGCGTGAGCCGGGATTGAACTCCTCGATCTTCGGCTTCAAAGGCTTTCCTGTCTTCTCACTGACTCGATTGATGATCTTGTCGGGGAAGACCTGACGCATCTGTGCTTCGATCTCCAGCTTCTCTCGAAGGAGTGCAGCATGAAGCTTCTCAGCAGCAGAGACATCGAAGAAGAAGCCATTGCGTTCTTGTTGTCTGATGACCTCTGCGAACTTGTGCTCGACCTCCACAGCCTTCGGATCAATCTCTGCGATGCTGAGATGTTCGTACAGCTTCACCGTGACGCGAACATCCTGCTGGCAATACTCCAGCATTTCTTCGGAGAACTCAGTGAAGTCAGGAGCATCTCCCTTGTGGAGCTTCAGCCTGTGTCCCCAAGCCTTCAGGCTGTGAGAACCAACAAGCTCCTTCGGGAAGCCACTGTTCAGGGTTCCGAAGTCATCGTTGCGGAGATCCGGATACTTGAGGCGAGACACGACAAGCGTGTCAATGATCGGGCAGGAAAGCTTCAGACCAATCAGCTTCTGAAGAGCGGGAAGATCGAAGGCCATGATGTTGTGGCCGATGACGATCTCCGCGATGGCACACAGCTCGATGAGTTGTGAAGCAGTTACTTGCCGAGGTTCTGCTCCATCGACGCTCACGACGATGCAGTGCAGCGTCTTGAGATCCGTCATGTGGATCCAGTCCTCGATCATGTTCGTTTCGATGTCTAAAAAGAGTTTCATTTGTTCACCATATCCTCGTATGTCTTTCCCTGATCTTCAAGCAGTCGCTTCAGCTTTCGTAGAGCTTGTAAGCCACATTCCTTGATGGATTCGGGAGAGTCAGTCTTGTTCTCTTGTGAGTTCCAGATCCGAGTTACCTCAGACCAAGACCTCAGTCCTTTGTCGAATTCAGTACTCACGGGCTTCATACTCCGCGAGGCGAAGCAGAAGCTTTGTGTTCTCTTTCTTCAGCCTCGTGATCGTTTCTTCCTTGGTCTCGACTGGCTCCATGAGGATCGGAGTATGTTCCCCATGCCAGCCTCCCAAGATGTTGAAGTTGAAGAACTCGATGGCATCAGTTTCATCCATGCCTTCAGCCATCAGGTTGGCACGGATGATTGCGTTGTCGTAGACAGCAAGAGCCAACTGGCCGCACCTCTGGCCGACACCAATGATTGCGTTGTCGTGGCCATCCAAGAACAAGGAAAGTTCATTGTGCTCTGCGACGAATGTTCGTGGGTCATGCACGAAGCACCTTCCTGACTGCATCAAGTGCATCGAGCATCTGCGAAAGAGGAACTTCGACTTTGGTGTTCACAATCTTGTCTTTCTCAAGATCATGCTTCTCAACCACAAGAGTGACCGTATCGATGTGTTCACTCCAAGCAGAGACGATCAGAGTTGTCCTGCTGACCTTCCGCTGCTCCTCGCAAACTAGACGAATGTCCAAGGTCATTTCACTTTCCATTTTCTGTTAGCTCCTTGAGCTTCGTCTCGTTCATTCTGATTTCGATATTGAGCATTCGGATCTGGTGCTTCAGTTCTTTGATGCGATCTAGAAACTTACGACGCTGCACATCAATGTTGATGGCCTTGTTCCATGGATGATCCTTCTTGGGCTTTACGGCAGTCATTAGTCAACCTCGCAGTTTCCGGGGCGTCCGTTCTTCTTGAAATCGTTCACGAACTGGTGCTTGTAGTGCTTTCCATCCGGCCAAGTGATGAGCAGCTGGAGATGGCCGATCTTCACCGTGGGACACACGCAGATCCGTCTGGAGTAATTCCGCATCTGCTGCCAGAAGTAGATGTCCTCGTCGGTCTTGTACGGCCCCCATTGCCCGCTCATGTCAGGCTTGCTGAGGAACAACGGCCTAGGGAGGCGGTTCAACGAAGAGACGCGAAGCAGCGTCAATCCAAAATGGCCAGTAAGAACCTCGACGGCATCACGGGTGGCAGGAACCTTTGGTTCTGGATCAACCTTGTACAGGAAATCGTTCTTCTCCCGCATCACCTGAACCGGACACAAGGCGTCGATGGTTGGATCAGCCTCCATGACCTCCCACAGCTTCACGATGTCGTTAGTGTCGAACACGCTGTCGTAGTCGATGACAAGGATGTACTTCTCCGTGCCATCAGCGATGGCCGCTTCGATCTCACGCTCAAGGCACTGGCCCCAGAACACGCCAGTCACCATACGCATCCTGAAGTTCAGTTCATAGACGGGCCTGAAGAGGCAGTCCATGGTCGCTGTCCAAGTAACTCGTGGGAGGGACATGATGCCCCTGATGCTGTTTCCGATTGGATTACTCATTCGATATCCTCATTCACTGGAAGTTCTTCGACTTCGGCCAAGCGACCATTGTCCCTGTACCACCGAAGTCCTCCTGCAAGTCCTGTCTCACCTGTGTATCGGTTCTTCAGGACGCGCAGCGTCAGCAGATTGGCATTCTCGTCATCCTGCTGATTTCGTTCAAGTCCGATCACCGCATCAGCCAACTGTGCGATGCTGTGTGATCCGCGCAGTTGTGCCAGCGATGTCTGTGCTCCATTCTCGTGACCACGATCACCGTCAGGACGGCGAAGGTGAGACACGACGAACAGCGCGATCTGCGTCTCCTCGACTAGGGAACGCAGCGATGTCATGGCGTTGTCGATCAGTCTGCGCTCATCTCCATCACCGAGACCGGACACCACGATGCTCAAGTGATCAAGGAATACATACTCGCATCCAAGAGCCTTGGTCATGTAGCGCACACGAGCAAGCAGATTCTCCGGGTCAACCGATCCGAAGTGATCGAACATCACGACCTTGGCAACGGTTGCGTCGAATGCTTCCTTCTTCTGCTGCTCGGAGATGCCGCGTTCAGCCCACCAGTACGGAGGACAGTTGAGATGAATGCCCATGAGGTTGCGTCCGCTTCGCTTCACGGACTCCTCAAGCATCAGCATTCCAACCTTTTTGCCAGCACGAATCAGGTGGCAGATCAACTCACGGCAGACCGATGACTTGCCGATGCCTGTACCGGAGGTAAGAACGACGAGTTCACCCTTGCGGATCCCAAGCAGCTTGTCGTTGAGTTGTGTCCACGGGTAAGCAACGCTCTCCGTGTTGTCTTCGGTGATGACGGTTTCCCACAGGTCTGAACCCATGACAACTCCGTCTGGCCTGTAGGTCTTCGCGCCATACACAGCATCAACGATCTTCGCAGCAGAGCCACCCTGAAGAGCCTCGTTGGCATCCTTGTAGCCAGCCACGCGCCCGATCTTGGCCTTGCCCGGAGTAAGTAGGAGAGCACACTCCTTCGCTGCCTTGCGTCCTGCATCGTCATCATCGAACAGGATGTGGACTGCGTCGAAAGTCTCAAGCCACTCAAGGCTCTTCTGAAATGCCTTCACTGCTCCGGCGGCTCCGGTGGGAACAGACACCACAGGCCACTTGTTGCTGAAGACTTGTGAGACGGTAAGCGCGTCGATCTCTCCTTCAGTGACCGTGACCATCTTGCCACCGTCACGCCAAAGGTGCTGACCATACAGGCCGACATCTTTGAACTCTCCAAGAGCCACGAAGTCCTTGGAGGGGAATCGAAGCTTCTGTGCGACGATTGCTCCATCCTTCATGTACTGAGCGACTTGAACGCTCTGGCCGTTGTACTCCCCAACTCCGTATCCCCAGAAACGGCAAGTCTCTTCTGTGATCCCACGCTTCTTCAGCGCAGAGAATGTGACATCGATCATGTTCGCCTTTCTGCGAAATGAAATCCCAAATTTGGGATTACCTTCGCTCTTCTCTCTGTAGTTGCAGCCAAAGCACCAAGCGTGGCCGTCCGTGTACCGAGCAAGGTTGTCCTTGCTACCGCACTTCGGGCAGCTTTCGTGTCTTACGAATTCGGATTGGTTCGACATGGTGTTCTCGTATTTCCACTTCGATCCTCGGCGTGTCCGAATACTTCTTCGAGGCGATGATCCTGCACACCTGCACATCGTCCTGCCAAGCCCATCCGTTCAGCACATCGAGCAACCCCTTCTGGTAGTTGTCGATGTCGCCTATGGGATACGGGTTGCTTGGGTTCTTCGGTGTGCGGCAGTAGAAGGTGATCTCGACCTCAAGAGGACAAGACAAAGGGCATCCCTTGGGACGGCTCATTTCACCAAGGGATGCCCACGCGAGTTTCCGGAAGTTGTCGTATCGCTTCTGGTAGTAGACCCTGCCGTTCCTCGCAACGCGAGGTCGGGAGGCAGCAACAGGTTCAACCCAGAGTGTGATTCGCATCAGAAATCGTTGTCCGAATCCTCGAAGGGAACCGTTGCTTCCTGCTCCTTGACGAAACCATCGGTCGCCTTGAAGCCGAACGCATCGAAGTTGTCGCCAGCGATGTATTGTCGCAACTCAAGCACCTGAACAGCTCGGAGGCGCAGCGAGATGCCGTGGCCAACCATTGCCGTGAAGTAGGGAGCCACATCGAAAGCCACCTTCACAGTGGAGCCGCTTCCGACATTGAGATCCTTGACTGGATTGCCCTTGGCGTCGAAGAGCGCGGGCTTCTGGTCCCACTGCTTCTCGCCAGTGCCAGCCTTGGCCTTGAGCTTGAACTTGAAGCGGGTCTTTCCGTCTTCAGTCTGCTTCCACGGCATATCTGCTCGCTTCAGTTGCTTCTTGCCCTTGGCCTTGCACTCTTCCGCGTAGGCCGAATCTGCGATCTTCTGAAGCTTGGCCGCAAGTTCGGAGGCTTCGGCTCCGGAGAGATCAAGGTCGATGCTGTACACGCCGTTCACATCGAACTTCGTGTCTGGCTTCTCGATCTTTGGGTAGACGGCGATGCCAACTGGGGTGGTGACTCGGACGATGTTCTGCTTGCCACTCATGTTCTGTGTTCTCCTAGTTGAAGTAGTATTCACTCTTCAAAACCTCAGTCACGTCCAGAGAACCGTACTCTGGAACTTCAGGTAATTCTACCACAAAAGGCAGATAAGTCAATACCTCTTTTCGGAACTCGGCCAGTACGTCGTGCTGAAAGATTTCAACAGTAGCCTTCCGGACGCAAGAGGAAACCACTGGGACATCAGCAGCGAGACACAAGATCTGGTCATGCACTGATCCGATGTCTTGAACGCCTTGTGCTTGGCACAGGTTGACTGTCTTACCTAGCAAGCCACCGATGCCATCAAGACTGTGAACAAAGTTTGGAGCAGCTCCGTTCAGTGCCTTGCGCTTCGACTGCTTGCCGTTCTCCTCACGGATGGTCAGCACACGAGCACGAGCACCGATCCTAGTGGACACGGTCATCGAGTCGTAGTTCTCGTAGCGCATCCGAACAGGAAGACCAAGAGGAGTACTCCATCGTGGAGTGATGTCATGATCGACAAGAACTCCCATGCAGTCTCGAATGAACTTCATTCCTCGCGTGGCTGAGCCAACAACATCTTCCATCGAGTTCCAGATCATCTTGCCTAAGAACGCAGCTGGCTTGTAGATCTCAAGGCCGAATGGATTAGGAAGGTGACGTAGACGATCATCAAGCCACTCTCGCGTGTACCCAATGCATGAGTGTTGTGTCAGACCGTATGGCAATGTCATAGTCTGACGCTTCGTGGTACTACGATCAATGCCGAGAGACAGAAGTCCCTTGGCATAAGGTGAATCAGAAGCGATCAGTTTATCGATGACTCGATTAGCCACAGCTTGATACGGATCCGCAGGTGCTGAACTAGGAAGTACGTTCGTTGCAGCAGCGGCGACTGGGTCACGGAGAAGAAGCGCATAGATCTGAAGTCCCTGAGTAGTGGCATCCATGCCGATTGGAAGTCGAGAGATGTACCCGAAGCCACGATTCCAGAAGTTCGTCAGTTCCTTACAGGCAGCGTAGAACGCGAATGGATCGTCAGCCTCCACCCATTGTCCATTGGCAATTGGATCGTTTCCACTACACTTGATGAGATCTGTATTACTTTCGATCCAGTTGAGACGATGCTCTTTGGACTTCTTGTCCAGTCCCCACTTGTTTGCAGTGTGAAGCATCAGTGCTTCTAGATGCTGTTGAGTTTGGATCGGCTTGCCTCGTGCGAACCGCAGCATGGCCTTGGCTACGCCTGTTCCCTGTGGGTGGAAGAACAAGGGCAAGGGATAAGCACGGCCACGGAAGTCCAGCTGCTGCGGGTAGAAGATCCGCTCGTAGGTCTTCATCTTGTCCGCAACGAACAGGGTCTTGAGAAGCTGAAGACGCTGACTCTCAAGAGACTCATTGTGAAAGTAGACCTTGGCCGCAGCCTTGCGCCACTGGCGACGAGAATCCGCATTGGTCTCGATATCGTCGGGCTTTGCAGGGACTATTTCGTCCTTTGCACTAGGCAAGCCATCTACTTTCCAAGATCCCTTCCATGCCTCATGCACTAGGGAGAGAACTTCCTGATCCACCTGCCACGGCGTGGCTTGAATGATGTTGGTGGATGAGTAGATCTTGTTGAGGTCGCATCCCGACAGCTCGGTCTGGTACTGCTTGTTCCGTGTCTTGATCAGGGGTCGGGGCTTCCAATCCAACTGGCGGTAGCCGCCGATCCACGGGTTTGACCAAGGGAGCGGACGCTCGACCATGGGCAGGAAAAAGGGAGTCAGTTCCTCGTGGTACTCGTGGCACTTCTTGACCCAATCGCTGATGTCTTTGCTAGGTGCAACAGCACAGTAGCGACGGCCACGGGCGTTCAACTTGGTCAGCAGCTGAATGATTCCGGTGCGGGCAGACATCATCTCGACAAGAACTACCCCAAGAGCAAGCGCATCTGCCTTGGCCCACCGCTTCGTGACGAGGTCTACAGCCTTTGCTGCGTCACGGATAAATCGTCGCTTCAGTCCTGCACCAACAGACTTGAAGGACAACTGCTGCATCTTACGGAAGAAGTCTGGTTCCTCTTGGGCTAGATTCTCCAACAGGATCTCGTCCTCTACTGCCCGTCCAACTGAGATGCAGAGGGAAGTCATCATCCGTTCTGTACTGAGGCCATCAATAATGACCTTGGAAGCGATGACTGCCATCTTCTCAGGAGCCAGCATCTCCATGAACGGGAGACATCGGTGATGCTTGCCGGGACTATCACGCGCCTTCGCCAGCCACGCCACGATTCCGATCTGCATCTCCTCGGTGCATCGATTCAGCAGCTGCCTTCCCGGAATTGTATTGGATTCAGAGACAATCTCCGTTGCCTTCTGTTTCCTCGCTCGATAACGAGACTTCCCCATTGCCCGCATTTCCGCCTGTAGAGCGTCTTGTTTGGTCTCCATAAGCAGCATTCTAATGCATCTTCTACCAGTAAAGTAGGGACAAAATAAAAAACCCTCGGAGCAACCAAGAGATCGCTCACGAGGGCAGAGGAAAAGAGAACGGATTGAGTATACCCAGACTTTGAGTTGAAGTCAGGACATCTCAAAAGAAAAGGCGACGATGATCAAAGACCACCGTCGCCCGAGGGGAAAGATGCGGTGTTGAGTAATCCCAAATTTGGGATTACGAAGTTACGAACGTCTCATCGAGAAGCTTGTCGAAGGCGATCACACGGCGGGCAAAATCGCCAGCCTCCATGCCCTTGGCCGTGTGGGTGTAGGCGTTGTGGATGTTCCACAGCGTGTTCTCCTTGACCTCGTAGTCAAAGGAAGGCTCATGGATTTCGTTGGCGTAGACCAATGCTTTGCTTTCGGGCAAGAGACCACGACGGCAAACCTCCATGGCGAAGGCGTCGATCAACTTGCGGTCATCCACAACGATCTCCCGAAGGCGGTCGTTGCGCTTCTGCGCGTTGCTGATCGTCTCCCCGAAGGTATAGACGCTGCGAGAAATCAATTCGGGGATGCGATCCCAAACATTTAGCGTGTGTCGCGTCTTCAACTTGTGATCAGCGATGATCATGCCGTTGCCGCACACGAAGACGTGGCCACCGAAAAGCAAGGTGACGCTGCGCGTCATGTCGTAGGAGTTCATCACGCCCACCTGCCAATCGAGAGCCTTGTCGTTGGGAAGCCCGCCACCCGACACAGAGAAGGTCGAGACGAAGCGGGGCTTCTTCTTGTGGATCTGATGGGCAGGGCGGTCGATGGAGAATCCATTCCCCGTGAATGCAGACATGACCATGTGCATCAGGTTTCGGTGCGGGACTGGCGTGTATGACGGGGTTGCCACGGGGACATTGATGTTGTCGATGGCGTTGCTAGAAACGTAGGCGGTATTGAGCGAAAGCATTGTCTTGTCCTCTCAAATCCCAAATTTGGGATTGTTCTTGTTTGGAGCATCAACACGACGCCCCTTCTTACGGTTAAGTACATCCTGAAGGTAGATGCACTCATTGTTGGTCAGATGAAGCCCGTGGATATGCACGAGTTCAAGCACCTTCACTGCCCACAGAAATGCGTTGTCGATGTCGTTCTGCACATACGATCTACACGAGTAGACGAATGCGTTAGACACCTTGAATGTTCTCGGGTTCTTGGGTCTCTTTGCCATGCGTGTAGTATACCCGAAATTTGACACAAGTCAAGTCAGTTGTACTCGGGCTGGACGGTCGATGTCTTCTCTGCCCTGTCCAAAATGAGGCCAAGACCGAGAGCCATGTTTTGCAGAGCAAGGATGTCGTTATCGAACATCTCCGTTTTGGTCTTGTCCTTGATTGCATCAAGCCGTTCCGAGATCAGGAATGCGGCATAGGCGCACTTGCTGACAAAGACAAGATCTTCACCCTTGAGAGAAATTTCTGGCGTGTTGTCCGTTGTGCAGGTCGGGAATTTGTACATGGTTTCCTCTGAATCCGCGTTGCTTTGAGGGTATGCGCGGCCCACCCCGAAAGGAAATCAAGCGTTGTTGGAAGCTTCGGTACGGATCACCCGAAGAAGTGCCTTGGCAAGAGCCTCGTAGTCAATGCCCATCTCCACAACTTCCTCTGCAAGTCGAGACATAGGAATCTCGTTGGCAAGGTCACCAAGGTTGATCTCGTTGGCGACATCACTCGGGCTGAAATGCGTAGCGAGATCAGACAACTCGATGTTGGAGGCGATCTCGCTGTAATCAACACAGTTCTCCACCATGCGCTTGATCGACTTCTCGACAGCGTAGGAGTTCTCGATCTGATCACGGATGCTCCGCTCGATGGCCTCTCCGCTGCCGATCACGCTTTCTGCGATGGTGTGGATCTCGTCACGGATTCGCCCGTCGCCCTCGATCAAGGTTGCCACGGTGTCGCGAGTGAACAAGGTGGGGAGGGACTCTTCCGAGATGATCGACTTGATCATGGTGCGGAAGGGATCGGACGGGATGCTGACGGTGATGTCGCTCATGTTCTCAGTTCCTTTCTGAATCCCAAATTTGGGATTTGGTTCTCTTGGCCGCAGGAACTCCCTGAAGCCATGTGTGTATTATACGCGAAATTTCACGAAAGTCAAGTGGTTTACGGATGGTCACTCGTCGCCCAGTTCGCAGTGCTGAACAAGGGTGACAACCAATTCGCAAGCTTGGTTCTCGTGCTCTTTGGAGTGAGACTTGTGAAAGATCGAAACGGCTTCTTGGTCATGACGAGCCATGACGTAGACTGTTGGACTTGAACTTAAGTCTTCACCGATGGTGTAGATGGCGAACAAGTGCAGACGATTGACATCCTGCTTGGGAATGGGTTGTGAATCGCGTTTACATCCCTTACACGGAGGATCCTGCATACAGCCGCAGCCGTTGTCGGCAGGAATGACGGACTCAAGACTGACCCTGAAGTAGGTCGTGTCGTTGATGTTGTTGACGAGTTCCTGAGCCTGAACATCGAGAGGCAGGTTGTTCTCGGTGTCGAATTGCAGCGACATGATGGCCGTGTTCTTCTTGGGCTTCCACAGGTTGTTGCAGACAAAGCGGGCGGTTCCCGTCTCTGCCCACTTGGGGACAGGCTTCTCGTCCACATTGGCAAGCGTGAATGTGCCGTGCAGGTGGTGAGACCCGTAGACGATGGGCTTGCCATCGGCGGGGTCGGGGCCGTGGTTGACATCGAAGCCTCCGAATCCACACAAGCCTTCGATCACTTCAATAAGTGTTTCTTGGTCGAGAGAAGCAAGGTATTGGCGGGTGTCTCGTCGCATGGTGTGTTCTTCCTTTCTGAATCCCGAATTTGGGATTAGCACTGGTCGCCTGATTGAACTTTGACAACGATGACTTGGGTTGCGTAGCGATGCTTCTTGCCCTGAAGAACGTGGAAGCCAGTCACCGCGTCTGACTCGCACGAAGCCATAAGCCAAACGTGCGAATGGCCTTCTGCCCAAACCCTATAGAGGTTGAGCGCAGGTTGCTTCGGCTCGGACGTAGTGGGCTGCTCTTCTGTGGGTGCGTCATGATCCAAGATGTCATCCAAGCAAGCGTCAAAGCCTAGGAACTTCTGCAAGTCCCTGACAATGGCATCTGCCTTGTCCGATGGATCGGTGTTCTCGCAAGCGGTGTAGTTGACGTGGATTATTGCGGTGTGAGTTGTCATGTTCTGTTTCCTTTCTAGTGAATCCCAAATTTGGGATTATGCGGTGACGATGAACGGAGAGTTCCAAGACGATGCGCTCATGCGCTTGCCGTTGAGAGTGACCACCTTGTAGCGAAGCCCGACGATGACCCCACGAGGG